CGGAACCACTAAATTCTCTGCCGGAACAAACTTGGATACCGCACGGCCCATCGTCTCGTCATAATACGTCTTCTTAAACGTAGAACCCGCCAGCGGCAAATAAAACAACATCTGATCCATGTCAGGCGTGTAATCCTCCATCACATTCGTGACGTAGTAATTCATAAACTGCTTTACACGCTGCGCCTGATTAACCTTTTCTCGCGTCTCTTTGCCCATGACCACAGTCCGAACAGGACCAGAAGCCGGTAATAATTCGTTAAACGCCTGCGCCTGAAACTGCGTAGCAGCCTCGGCTAACAATGGATGTGTCACGGCCGACGCTCCACGGAAAGGTTGCGTCCTCTCTTCATACGTAAATCCAAGAAGCTCTAGACCATTCGCATACGCCTCTTCCCATTCCTGACGACCAGCCTTGTTTGCATCAAACTCGTCAAGCAACTCTCCTGCAATCCGGCGCAACTCTCGATCTGGAATGTTTTCTGCTAAGTTGGCATAAAAATCATCTTCCATGCCACGCTCGTCCATCGGCTCAAAATCTATCGTAACGCCGCCATCTTCTTCTTGTTCTATCTCAATCTCGCCTACATTTTCCGCTTCGATCATCGCCTGGACCGTGTTCCGTGAGCCGGGAAGCTCTAACTCCAGTTCAGCGTCCAAGTCCTCCATGTCGATCTGAGACGGAACCGCATTTTCCATGAACGTTCCAAAACCTTTGTTAGCCTCTGCCATTTTTTATCCTTTAGACTTTTCTTGCAGCTCGTGTCTTACCTCTAACAGCGCAACCGTCAATACTTTTACGAGCCGATTTCCGCGATGCACGGACCTCGCCACCCGATTTCATCTTTTTAACTTCACCGCCAGAAGCTATTCTTCTAGACGCAGACTTACCTGTAATAAAATCAACTCCCTCTTTTAGTTGATTTTTTATCGCGTCGGGAAGTTTTTTTTCAATGGGAAATCCTTCTTTTGGTTTTCTTTCCTTTTTAAGTAACTCTATTTCTTTTTCAGAGAGCCGTCCGGGTTTTCTAAACTGTTCCATTATTTCTTTTTCTTTTTTGTTCCCATCTATCTTTGGCATATTGCTTTTAAAGTTTTTATCGCCGCTTACGTTGGGCATTGGCGCAGGTTTTGAGTTTTTTACTTTACTTTTAAGGTCAGCCATTTTTTTCCCTTTCTAAAAAATATAAACGCAATTATACTAGATTAATAAATACCCTTACTCTAGCAGAAGTTTCATCATTTTCCCAACTATCCGTCGGTAATTGAACAAAATTTCCTTGACGATAACGCATTAAAGCCTGTGTCATACTGTCCACCAAGTCGTCGTATTCGCCATTTGGAAAGGCCGCAACCTCCTCAATCAACTCGTCCGCGAATAATTCGTCGGGGGCCCAGACCATTCCAGCCTCAAATAACGGCGAAACACTATGTACCCTCGAAACTTTATCGTTACCTTTACTCGGTGTGAAGTTTACAACCGGTATACCCATGTTCCGTAGCTCGTGGGTCAAGGGCAAACCACTCGCCTTCGCCTCAACAATGACGGTGTCGGGGTCCCAGAACTTATAATTTTCCAAAGCCACCTCCTTTAGCTCTGGAAAGTCCCATCGACCCTTCTTACTATCCAATAAAATCAGGTTAGGTTGCCCCGTTTCGTTAGGATAAAACACACCCCACGTCGTAATAGCCGAGAAATCCGACGTTTCGCGCTTGGTAAACGCCGTATCGTAACTCTGGATCACAAATTGTAAGTTAGGAACCGCCTTTTTTTCCCATTTATTCCACCACTCGCGTGGAATAATCGCGTTTTCCTCACCCGTAGGGTTCTGCTGGTACTGTGCATTCCATTTGCTAGGCGGAATCGACGCTTTTACCGAAGTCAGGTCCTCCAAACTCCAATATTCCGGCCAACACGGTTTACCGTCATCAAATATAGCCGGTAATTCCACGATTTCCCACTGATCGGCCAACGGATCTTTAGCCATCGCCCTCAATAACTGACCCGTCATGTCCTTCTCAGACCACCGAGTCTGCACCAATACAATACTCCCACCCGGCTGGAGCCTCTGACGGGGACCCCCAGTGTACCAATCCCACGCATCATCAAATCCACTGACACTCATCGCCGTTTGCTCCGAGTGCGGATCGTCAATAATCACCAAATCGCCACCACGACCAGCCAGGTTAGAACCTACACCCACCGCGTAGTACATCCCACCCTTGCTCGTGTCCCAACGGCCCGAAGCCTTACTGTCCGCAGCCAACTGTACTTCAGGAAAAATCTCCTTGTACTCGTCACTATCAATCAAATTCTTAGTCTTACGCCCAAAGTTAACCGCCAACTCAGTCGTGTGCGTCGCCTGAATAATCTTCATCTTCGGGTTCTTGCCCATCATCCACGCAGGAAACAAATACGACGCAAACTCAGACTTCGTGTGCCGTGGGGCCATGTTAATGATCAATCTCTTTAACTCACCCTTGGCCACCCGCTCCAACTTCTCTGCAATAATCTTATGGTGCCGACCAGCAATAAAGTCAGGCCATACAGTACGAACAAATCCAATAAAATTATTTTGTGAGAACTCGTTCTTCTCAATCTGCGCTAAACGCAATCGAAGCTTTAGCTCCCTATCGTTAGCGTTTAAATCTACATCCATCGGGGGACCCTGTAAAAATTATAAAAAACGCCTGTGCAAAACGCTTATGCAAAACGCCTATGTTTCACGTGAAACATTCAACATCAAATCAAATATCCTGTCCCAGTCAACCGCACCATCAGATCGATACACCGGCTTAAACTTCAATCCGTCAAACTTTAAATCCATCGCCTCCGAACCCCGATACAACGATATCGACTCCGGTGTGGGCTTCTTGGTCCGTGAGCCACGGTCCGCGATCCGCAGGACAAGAACCCATGTACTCGCATGCTTATGCCGACTCAACCAAGATACCTGATGCGGTCTCAAATCAACCGCATTCGTCATCGTTGCTTTTAATTCGACAAAGTGAAAATTACCCGATTCATCACACAACACCACGTCCGGTACACCGGGCATGGCCCACGTTTCAAGGCGTGTGTGTTCTATCTTCTTCTCGCTCTTCTCCAAGGCTGTCTTCATCGTTTTCCACAGACCGCTCTCCCTCTTCAGGGCTGTCCTCGGAATCGGCTTCTCGTTCTGGAGTAACATCAATCGTGATCGGGGCATAACCTTCCTTTATCTCTTCTAGGGCTTTCAATACATCTTCTTTAGACATCGAATCAATAGAACCATGTCTGATTTCAGATTTGTTGATATATATGTCTCCGTGGGCCTGGCCACGTCGGTACTCAGCTTGAACGGCAGCGGAATACGCCCCGTTTTCCAAGGCTCGATCTCGGATAATCTGCAGATCCCTTATGTGTCGCTTGTAATCAATACCATATTTGTGATCAAGCTCGTCCCGATAAGCTTTAATATGCCTAACGACATGCGGACAAATCTGAGGATTAGTCAGTTCATATGCTCTTTGGTGCGCCGATCCTGCCGAATATCCCGCATTGATCGCAGCCTGACGTAATGTTATTTGCCCATCCTTAGTCACTAACTCTTTGACAAACAATTCTTGTTTTCTAGTCAAGGGTTGTTCTTTCAAAGCCTTGTTTCGTTTAGGAAGGTTCCTAATCGTTTTCTCTTTGATCCTAGATATTTTTCTACTTTCTAATTTTTTATGCTCTTTATTGTAAGCGGCCAAGGCTGCTTTTAAGTCACTGGTTGTGGGCATTCTTTTCTCTATTAATTGATATGGGAATATATGCGCTAAATTATAAAATTTATAAATTTTTTTGCAAGTAAAACATGATATGAAATTTTTGACAAATATTCGTGAAAAACATGGCCCTTGCACCCGGTGACAGCGACGTAGGTCTGTGGGCATGGTGCAGCGCAACACGAATCGCGGAAATTGACCGGATGACCCGATAAACAGGGGCCCCGAGCGATTGTGCATTGCCATATGACCGCTGCCGATCCGATCCACGGCCCGCGAAAAACGGCCCATGCCCTAGGACTAACGAGAACGCGCACCACGGGCCGGAAACCATTGCGGGTATGGTTACCTAGTCCGGATCGATTTAAACGCCTCACGGGCCACGGGCCACGGATAACGGTACGTTTGGGACGGGCCACGGCCGGCGGGTCGGGCCTTGATTCACTACGCAGAAAATTGGTGGCAGCTGGCGCGAAAATCTCGCCGGCTGCGGGCAAAAAAAATTGGTAAAAGCCTGGGGGATAACCGGATACGCTAAACAAAAAAAGGCCCGCACAATGGCGGGCCGGAGTGAGTGGAGCGGGCGGTTATTTATCGACGGCTTCACGCACAAGTTTTGAATTATCTAGGAACCGGTGCGCCTTGATGATAATGTCCGGCCATGTCTTCGTAATTAAATGCAGGTTACCACTATCAGCATGAATCAAGGACTTTCCTAGGCCCTTAGCGAAATCGCCACAGATACCACGCTCGAGCGATTCAGCAATGGCGATTCGATCGGACAGGATAAGCCGGTGCGCTTTTTGTTGTTCGGCGGTTTGGCCCATTGCTGATCTAACCCACGGCATGAGTTCGATATCCACTAAACGTGAGCAGAAATTAACGGCCATGCGGACGGCGATCATGGCCCCGCTTCGCTCGCTGTCAGGGATACGATTTACCACGTCTATAACTTCGCTAAATTCTTTCGGCGTGGCGTACATTGCAATTTTTTGTATTGGATTTTTCATTGTTTGTAACTCCGTGTAGTTGATAAAAGCGCATAAGTGCGCGGGGTAATTATAAACACAAAAAAAAGGCCCGCACAATAGCGGGCCATTTTGGGAATTGGTGAGCGGTGTTAGGCCGGTATCAATTCGCGCTGTATTTCGTAACGCTTAGACTTGAAGCCGTGATTTATAATCGCAATATCGCCGTGACGTTTTTGGCCCCCATTACACGCGCCACAGTCCACACACGTTAGTTTTTTTCCGGCCTCGATGGACGCCGGACAAATAGATTCTTTTTTGTTTAATGGATCAGTTGACAGCCTCACGCGAAACGTCCGCCACCCGTGATTTTTTGCGACTAAATATTCCGCCTGATTATCGACGGAGGCCATGCAATGAGTTTTTAAAAAATTGACTTGATTTTTTAATTGACGTGTATTAATCGAGCGCCATTGGTGCGTGTAACCGGTATGGCCTTTTGCGTTTTTTATTAGCTCTTCCCAAACCATAAAAGGCACGGCGGCCGGATCGCCATACGTACCTAGTCGAACCATTCGGCCCGTGCATAATTTAGAGGCCTCTAACAGTCCGCCCGTGTCGGTGTAATTCCCATTTAAAAAAGATTTATAAACCATGCTAGGGCCTTGAGCGGTCACCACGTAACACGCGCCACCGTTAAAAGGTCGCTGTTTACAGTCACCACAAATAGAAAAGTCCGCGCCGGTTTGTTGGTTTACGGTCGGACGCTCGCCGTTATTTTTTAGGATGTAAGTTTGCACCATATCGCCGGTTTTTGAATTGGTAGAGCGCGTGATTGCAATTACTACAATTGGCGCACCGTCCAATTTTGACGGCCCTTGATAGATTATCTGGCCCGTTGGTTTTTTATTTTTCATTTTTAAAACTCCCGTGTAGTTAAATATTGACTTTGTCTTATATGTTACGGGATCGATTATATAACTAGAATGCGAAACCATGCAAGCGCACAAAAAAAGGCCCCCATTTTGGGGGCCAAAGTACTACACGGAAAATCTTATTTTTTTTTGACTATGCGACCATTGCGACACGGGCCCAGTCATTGCGGTTAAGGTTTAGCACTTGACCTCCGCGATTCTGCCATAAGTCTACCTCGTCGATATCAGAAAAATTTGCCACGTTCGTAACGGCGTTAACCAAGGTAGCACG